CGCCTCGTCGGCCTCGAGCGCGTGCGTGTCGTAGACCGTGTACAACGCGGCGTGCCAGTCGGGCAGCGTCTGCGCGCGGTAGTAAATCTCGCTAAACAGGTTGATGCCGCTGGGTGTGCCGATGAACATGGCCCAGCCTTGGCGGTCGGATAGCGCCGGCTGAATGATGTCGTTCCAGACCTCGGGCTTGATTTGCGCGACCTCGTCAATGACGCATCCGTCCAAGCGCACGCCGCGCATGGCGTCGGGGTTGTCGCCGCCGAAGATGCGAATGACCGCGCCGTTGTGCCTGAAAGTGATTGACAGGTCAGCCTCGTTCACGTCGATTGCGCCGACGATTAGCAACGGCATGGTCTTCTGCTTCAGGCGCGCCCAGGCAATGGCCTTGGCCTGCTTCAGGAACGGCGCGATGTAAAAAAACAGACCCAAGTCTTTCTTACACTGCAACGCCTTGTCGATCAACTCCATGATGGCAAGCTCTGTTTTGCCGGCCCGGCGATGCAGGGTCAACACAGTAAAACGCTTGCGTTGCAGATGGCACTGCCGCTGCCAGTCGCGCGGCGCGTACCCCAAGTTGATCTGCTGCACACTCACTGCTGCGGAACACCCGTGGTCACGTTGATGCTGACGCCGCCGCCATGATCGACTTGGGCCTTAGGGCCGTACTTCTTCGGGTTGTAAATGGCTAGCAACTTCAACCTGGTTTCAATTTGAAGCTTGCGCCATTGCACCTCAACGTTGTCAACCGGCTGGATGTCGGCAAGTTGCCCGCACTGCTCGAGCATCACCTCCATTCCCTTGTCACGCGCGCGCGCGAGGCGTTGCGCGAACTGTTCATCCTTATCCATCCACCGATGCACAGTGCTTCGCTCAACCTTTCCAGGCAAGCGACACCATTCGGCCAAAGTTTTGCCCTGCTCGAGCCAGGCAATGGCTTCTTCGGCAAGCTGCTGCGGGACTGGGGTAGGTGGGCGACCGGGTTTACGGGCGCTTGACTTCGACCCATCGGGCAGGGATTTGGGATCGGATGGCATATTTACAAACCTTCTGCACGAACGCGCGCTTGAGGTTGAATTGTTTGGCAAGGCGGCGATAGCCAACGTGATGCTCTTCGTGCAACTCTCGGATCTGCTGCACGATTGCATCAGGTATCCGTGAGTTGTGATGCGATTCGCCAACACGGTAGCCGCGCTCGTTGACCGCGATGAAGATGGCTGTCATGCGCGCGCATTGTGGAGGCGGTGATGACCAAAAAACAACGCGCCCTCGGACTTTCGTCAACGAGGGCGCGCTTCCGGGGGACTTGAGTACAAAGTTTAGCGTAGGTTGGCCTGCACGCGCAACCAATATTTGATCGTTGCCTTTGATTTCCAACCCTTGGGGCCGCCATTGTGAATGCGGGCAAGCTGCTCTGCGGTTGGCGCTGGCGGTGCATAACGGTGCCAATAGGCCAGAATAACGCGCTCGGAATAAGCGGCGTTGCGGCAGTCGGCGTAGGTGCCGCCCAAATTCGGATCGTATATGAGCGCATCTGCCCAATACTCGCGATGGATTTGATACGGGCCAATAGCCTTGCCAGAATCGCCCACAGCGCGTTCGGGGTCGGGATGGCCTCCAGACTCCACCTGTCGGACAGAATCCAACACAGCGCGTTCTAGTGCGTCAGGTTTGACGTGGTGCGGGCGGGTGATTGCCAAAGCAGCAACGATGATGATGGTGTTGACCATGCGTCATCATCGGTAAGGCGTTGACCAAACTTCAACAAATATCCCGGCTAGCCAGCACAGCAATTAGCCACAAGGCCGCTGCTGGGGAGTCACTGGCTGCCGGGATTTATTCGGTGGATGCAATCAGGGAACGGTAACGCATCCGCTGCATGAAGATCGGCACGCCCTCTCCGATCCATCCCCCGATGACCTCGTAGTCCATGTGATTCATTGCAATGTCGGTATCCATGCTTTGCTTCATCAGGATCTCGACGCACTTGTCGTAATCGTACACGGCCCTGTCGTGGCCGGCGAAGTCCGTTGCGATACCCAGGAACGCTTTCTCAAACCCGGTGGCAAGAAGAATCTTTCGCTCCATGTGACCTCCTGCGATCATTGTACTTCGATGGGGTATTTCCCCGCCACAATTTCAATGGCCTTGCGCAGAACTGACCAAGGCCGCAGGATTCGTTGGGGCAGCGCATGAGCTTTGAAGAACTTATCGCTGCGGTTGTCTTCCTGAAACACATCCACACTCGTCGCCCAACCTGCGATGCGATAGCGCGGCATCTCACCAACGACCAAAACGTAGACATGCGCCTGTGACGATCCAGTGTCCTGAACTAACAGCACTCCGTCTTCGTGATGCGTTGTCTTCACGTCGATGGCAATGCCATGCAACGTCAAGTCTGCTGAACCGTGTTCAAAGTGCAATGACTGAAGCGGCAAGCCAAGCGCCTGGGCAACTGCTGCCTCACCGCCGATGCCGTTGATGTCCATAAACAACCTGTCGTTCGATGCCTTCGGACACAGATCCTTGGCCCCACGCCGGCGAGCTGCGCGATGCCGCTCCAATCCCATCTGTCGCAGGCGTGGCACCTGATCCTCCGGCAACTCAACAATCATTGCTCGCGCGCCTCAAGTTCTTGGATCTGATGCACCAACTTGTTAAACGCCTCCTTGCGGTCTGCTGCTTCGATGCGAAATGCTGCTGTCTGGCGGTTAAGTCGTGCAACTTCAGCATCATGCTTGGCTGCACGATCATTGGCGACTGCAAGCATTTCCTTCAGCACGCTAATTTCTGCGGCAGCTTCAACTGCAATGGTTGAACCAGTTTCTCGCCAATGGTTCAACAAGCGTTCAATCAGCTCTTCTGCGTATGGCATGGCTCCTCCTTAAAACAATCCCAGTCCTTTGCTTTTGCAAACGCATTTGGATCAATGAACATCCTGCACAGTGTTCGTCGCAGCGCGTCACGCTCTGCACGCAATTCCATCACCTGCTGACGAAGTTGCATGGTTTCATCAGACTCGCTCATCCGTGCGCCCTTTCGATTGCTGCGTACACCATGCCAGTGGTGAATGCCGACCACTGGGTGACATCGCCGCTCAATGGCTTGGATTCGATTGCGCCGGCCTTGCGGCAGTAGGCGACGGCTTGGGCCACGACCTCGCGCGGAGCCAGCATGATGGCCTTGCGCATCTCGTCGCGCTGCACAGTGACTTCGTGAATGTCGATGTACTCAAGCTGTGCCTTGTCTTGCACCGTGCTGCGCTTGCGCATCCTGCGGATCTCGGTAACGATTTCAGCAGCTGTGCAATGCGTGCGTGCCAAGCTGGCCCGCAGAGCCTTGGTTGCATCAACCACCTCTGCGTCTTCGAAGGGTTGCAACGTGGCAAACGCTCCCGCGTACTTGCTGTTGGTATCGGAAGTCCACTTCGATCCAGTAAACAGCGTTGCAATCTTGGACATGGTTTCGGGTTTCATGGTTGTCTCACTCTGTGCAGTCACATGGAATTGTTGAATCGTTGTAGTCATCAAAAAGTCTCCCTTGAATTGTGATTTGATGAAGCATTGTTGCGTAGTTGGGTCGATCTTTGCGGAATGTTCCCCCAACCAATCCCTCCTGTTCAATCCACCAACGCGCGCTGTCTGGGCTGTGTTCCATCACTCGTTCCGTTGCGGCCCGGCTCTTAAGAAAGCACAAGTCGCAATTTCCAAAAGCCTGATCGCCGTGCGGCAGGTTCAGGTCAAATGGTGAATCTTTCCAGTACGCCATGACGGTTTCGCGCGTTGCCTTCGCATCGGCCAACGGCATTTCAATGTCTCGCGTTGCATCTGCTCGCAGTCGTGCTACGCGATTGGCCTCGTCATATCGAAGTCCAATCACGGTTGTGAACTCGTCATATCGCTGCTTCATCCAAGCGTTCATTGGTTTCACCTTCAGGTCGCTTGTGCAAAAACGAGCGACTGGGTTTGGCAAATACTTTCGCTTGGCGATCAAGGCTGCAAACGGTTCTCCATTTGTGCTGGCTGTTTCGCAAGTGACTTCTGCAAATGGCGCATCTCCTCGGTATTCAATCCATGTGATCGGACACCACCTTGATTCAACCTGATGCACAAACGAAAGAGTGGCAGGATGCTCGCGTCCCGTGTTGGCAAACAGCACATGCCCGCCTTGAGGCATTGCGCCACCCCAGGCGTCAAGAATCATTCGCAGCATGTAACCGCTAGTGCGCCCGCCGCTGAACGAAACATAGAACGGTGGTTCAATTCGGTATGGGTTCATCGAATTGCCTCATCGTCAACAGGGTCAAGGTAGCGACCCTGGTTCAGCCAGGTCGCCGGGTGCGGAATGAACTGCGGTTCCTTGGTGCGGCACTCATGCGCCAACAAATCGATCCGTTCACCCAGCACGATCAATGCATCGGTCGGCTCGTCGTGTTCAATCTCGCGCATGATCTCTCGCACGACCCGCTCCATCAGGGCCATCGCCTTCTTCTTGCCGACCTTGCGAGGGAACCTGTCCCACAGTTCTTCCAAAGCCTCCTGCGGGATGGTCACCCTACGACGTGTTGACGGTGCATCAACAGGCGAAATGATCAAATGTGTTTTCTCTGTCTGTTTCTCTGACTGTGTATGTGTATGTGTATGTGTATGTGTATGGCATTCATTAGGCATTGCTTGAGGAGATGCATAAGCAATGCTTGTAGCATCCCATCGTGCTGCTGCTGCTTTCTTCGCACGCTGCGCACGGCGATTGGTCAACTCCACCATTTCCAGTCGCTCGCGCTCCTGGCGTGGGTTGCGGCGCCTGCCGTC